AAGCACCCGCAGCAATTCTAACTATCCAATACATCACTGCCAACACTTTAAACTCTTACCCTTTAAAACAAGAACAAAATTCAACCAATCAGCATTAGACGCATACTCATATCCTAGAGAAAACAACTCTTTCTGTACTATTTATATCCATATGATTTATAAGCATTTGCCACTTGCCATAGCCGCACAATGACAGTTTGTTATTCCGTGTCAACAGATAAAATGATCATTTTTCAATGAGTTACATGCTTGCAAGGGGTTGCACCACGGGCTTGTTTACGCCAGGATCAGATGGTCTCGGTTATGAGCATAGAAAACCCCTTGTCCTGAAAACTCAAGATGCAAGGGGCTATAGAGATTGTGATGTTACAGCATCGCAACTAGTGTGATTGATAAGGAGGTTGATCGTAATGATCTGACACCCTTTAGCACACAGAAAAGACATGTGCAAGGGTATCAGGTCTGTAGATAAACGCAATACTGAACAGGAATACAGTTTGTGTTTTTATACAGGAACTCTTTTATGGAAAAGACTGTTAATAAAAAAATATGCAGTAAATGTGGAGAACCTTGCGAAATTTTGTTCCGTCGCTTCTATCACGATGAATCAGGAAAACGCGTATACCCAGTGAAAGCAAAAGCCTTCCCAATTCCAAAATGCACAAAATGTGAATCGTAGATAAATTTAGCCCCGGCTATCGGGGCTTTTCTATTTGACAGTTTTTATCCCCAGCGGCAAATCGAATACACAACCAGTGCCACCGCCATTGCGATTCCTACCGTGGTGAATGCCTCAGGCCAGGTCATTGATTCACCTCCTGCGGTGGTTCCGGTAGCGGCATCCAGTGAGTTGAGCTCCCTACTTCGATGCCGTCTTTGTCCACAAAAGCCATCTTATTCCCGCCACGAATGGGGCAAAAAACCTTATCCCAGGAACCGGGGAATACATTCCCGAGATCATCGCGAAGAATCACATCGCAGTATTCCGCAGGAACTGCATCACTACAGCTTACCCAGCCAGCCGGAGTTCCCGGAGAGTTGGTTGACGAATTCTTATTTTCCCGAAAGTTTCCGGCCTGAAGCATGGCGACGCGGCAGGCGTTCCAGCCATCAGCATATGTTTCAGTTACACCGTCGAGATGACAGGTAAGCAAATCCATTTCATCAGGCACTACCATCGCTGGCGGCGCTGCGTAAAGCGGTGTTATTTCTGCCCGAAAGTCACCTATTTCATGCAGTTGCACCCACCGTTCGGCTTCTGCTTTGTCAGAATACAGAGCAGTGAACGTATTATATTCATTATCAATTTGCGTGAAGGTTGCCTTCCACGCCACTGGCTCTGCTTCCAGTGATGCCAGTGCAATTTTGAATAACTCACCCTCTACCTGTGCCATCCCTGAATTTGGGTGGCATTTCGCAATCGCTATTTTTAATTTAGCTTCTTCGACTAATTGTTCTTTGGTTAATTCAGTCATTTCAACCTTCCTTATACGGATTAATTTTATTGTGTAGTGCGTTAAACGACGCCCATACCACGTCGTTATACAATTCAATAACGGGCTCAATTATTTTCCCGATTACCCAGACAAAAATTAGCGGGGATATCGGTGTCATCAATACGATAAACAGAATGAGAAACAGGAATTCTGTTGCTCTGCTCTTTCGCGGATAATTTTTCCTGAATAGTGTAGTCATATCACTCCCATTTAATTTGCTTAGAACTGTGATTTCTCCAGCGGTTTTGTGCCGCGTTGGGCTTTTTGCAACAACTGTGACCCATCACCCCGCAACACCCCGTCAACCTCACTCGTCTGTTACTAATCCTCAACCATCGCCAGACCCCAACACCGTTTCTGCGAGCTAACAGAATTTTTGCTTTACGGTTTTTCATCGTTTTATTCTCCGATTAGTTCAGCTATTTTTATTACCGCCCTTTCGGGCGGCCTCCGGATGATTTGAGGGTGCAGAAATCCCTCCGGTTAAGGATTAAATTTTATTTACATCGCTGATTTTATTATTCAGTTCTGGCTTTTGCCGCCCTGCGTATCCGTGCTTTCGCGTTACGCTCAATCTGAATTAGCTTTTCTATATTTTTCCGCCTTTCCTGTTCCTCCTGGCGCAATAGCCTTACATCATCTGCCAGTCTGGTTTCTCTTTTCGCCACAGAGAGCATCCAGTCAAATGGTTCCACAACCGCGCCACAGATTTTGCATCGGACCTGACGCTCTTTTTCATCAACCCGAACAGAAGCGTGATGGCAATATGGTCTTTCCGATGGCTCATAAAGAAAATTAACCTGATTACGTGGGTCATCCTCTTTTACCGGAAATAAAACAATATTACTTAACTCATCTTCTGGTTTTATTTCCACGTCACTCTCCTTTGATGCAAATACTAGCGGCGCGGATTGCCGCGATAACATCATCAGCTTTGAGATATTCACCATCATCTGCGCTGTGTACATACCAATCATCATAACCATCAGCACCCGGCTGTAACCGTTGAGGAAGATCTACTGTCCGCGCCTCCAGCTCTTTAACGCGTTCCTCCAGTTCATAGACTCTGCATTGCTCTTTATCATCAATCAGATATAACCCAAGACATTCGCTTTCTACCCAACCGCCAAAATCATGATCATAACGCTCACATGAAAACTCACCGTCACCGTCCTTTGTTGGAATGGTGTAACTATCTAATGGGCCACCATATGTCGGCACATTTCCCAATGTTGGATGCTCAATCCACATAAAAAATGCACGTCCGGTTATCGGACAAATTTCTGGTCGCCATTGGTCACTCATTGGTTTCCTCCCACGTTTTCAGACTTTCACCACAGAACGGGCAAAATGAAACTCGAATTGGTGATTTAGAAAACTCACCGGAACGCAACATCACCAAATCAGGTCCACGGGTTAAACTCTCATTCCAGATTTTGTATAGCAGTAAGCCTTTTCTTACTGAGCATTCAGCATCATGCTCAAGGGATTTTGCCAGTGCCACACACGGTTCTATCTGATTGCCATTAACCTGGCATTTTGATTCACTCATTGCTTGAATCCCTCCCGAAGCTGTTCTGCACAGTGCAGCAGCGCATCAGTCGCTTCTTTCACCGTAACGAGATCGCCATCGTCCAGTCCTGCAATTTTTGCGTGCCTGACAAACGCCGCGCAAAGGTCGTTAAACGCCCCCGCCCGCACATCCGCCAGGAAAGCGTTAGCAGCAGCCAATTCCTGGTAGTCAATCCTGCTCACTGCGCCGCCTCCTGAAAATTCCTCTGATAAAACGCCAGCACGCGCTGCATAACCTCGCTCTTCCGACACTCGCGACAGATTATGTTCATACGCCTGTCGTAGCGGCGTATTTCTCCGTCGGGTAATGACCAGATAAGGTCAGGATCAACCACAACCTGTTTCTTCACCTTTGCCCTCGATAGTTTTTTGCGGGCGTTTTGCCAGTCCTTACGAGCCTGTTCTGAGGGAAATAATCCGTAGCCAGAGTTGTATACATCACCACTGGCGACCAGCTCTCTTGCGAGAACGCTCATTAAATATCTTGTCGCACCTGTCTTGGTTTCCAGTTGTCGTAACGTCTCGCGCCCACTCTGGCGCACGAGTTCAACAACCTGCCCCTTAATTTTTTCCCGCTCTTCTTGTGTAAATACTTTTGCCATAAGCGCCCCCGGCAATCACTTTTCCGACACAATACGACTGGAGGAATCGACAATCTGTCGGACAATATCCCGGTGCTTGTTCAGCTCCCGCAGCGCGGCGCAGATACGCTCCCACTTCTGGACATGGCCTTTCGCCCGACGCAGTTCGCGGTTTGCCATATGCAGCGATGGTAAAATCAGGTCATCCGCGCGCGTTTCAGTAAACGATGGCAACGATTGCACAATGTCCGCCACAGTTTCTGTTTTAATATCTTCCTGTGTTGCATCTTTCTGTACCGGTAACGCAACACTTGCTGGCTGAGGAAAGGCTTTACCATCAGTTTCCGCTACCGATTCAAGTTTCGGCTCTGCTGGTAAATTATTACCCGGTATGCAGTAACGAAATTTACCGTTCTGGTTTACGCGAATCAGACGACCTTTGCTGATTGCCATTGCCAGCGTTGAAGCCACTTTGCGGGATGTGGTACCGAACAGCGTAGCCAGTTCATCCGCCGTTTGTGGTCCACGTTGCTCAATCGCCGCTTTTAAATCGCTCTCCGAAATTTTCGCTACTGTTGCCATGGTGGTTTCTTCCGGCAGCTCTGCCGGCGCTGGCTGTTCCTGCTGAACGTTGTTATCAGCCACGCGCCAGGTGTATACGCTTTTATCAACGAAGCCAGCCTTTTTCAGTTCCCACAGCTCGTTCAGCACTTCTTCTCGACTGATATCAAGTCGCGTAGCCAGTTCTACCGACGTGGCTTTTCCCATCGCTTTCAGTGCGTCAAAAACGGTCTCCATTAAAATTTCCTCCCGGTAAAAATTACTTCTCAATACCTGGCTGACCAACATTCGGGCGCCAGCTCTCCCAGTTAAAATTCACCCAGCGCCCGCCGTTCATGGTCATGCGATCCATAATCCGCTCGCCGAGCAATGTTTTCATGGCCTCATAGTTCAGGTTTGTCAGCATCCCCACGCTGCGCATCGACGCTGTCCGGCGATCAACAATCTGATGCAGTACCACCTGCTCGTTTTTCGTCTCGCGCTGAATGCCAATTTCATCAAGAACCAGCAGATCCACTTCGCACAGTTCCCGCAAAAATTTTTCGCCTGATTGCCCGTCGTCATAGCTGGCGTGTAGAGCACTCATAACATCAGCCACGGTAACCACAATCACTGTCTGGCCATCTTTCAGCAGGCGATTCCCAATAGCCGCCGCCAGATGGTTTTTTCCGGTACCAGGTTTTCCGCTGAACGCGAAATTTGTGCATCCGGTAACCAGTTCGTCAGCGATAGATTTCGCCTGACTCAACGCGTATCGCTGGCCGTCGTTCTGCACCTGGTAATTCGCAAACGAGCATTTGCGGTGCAACGGCTGGATGCCGGAGCGATACAGGATTTTTTCCACCCGCAACTGACGATTCTGACGGTTGATCTCCTCACAACGTTTCTGGCCTTCTGCAAGTTGCCACTCGCGCCACTCCGCCACCGTCCTGAATGGCGCGGTTACATGTGGCGGGGCCAGTCTGCGGATACGTTCCAGAACGCCGCCTGTCGCAATATTTTTCATGCTTCGTTACCCCCTGAAGCCTGGTGGGATCGCACTGTCCGGAAACGAGACGGTGTTAACCTGCCGAGGCAACGTCTCAGGCCGAACACCTTTCGGCGCGAACAAGCCCTGGTATTCATTGGCGATGCTGTGTCGAATCACCTGCTC